CAGCCAACATGCCTTCAATTGGCTTATATTTCATTGTATAATATATTGATTTTAATTTCTGAAAAGTAGATGCATCTGGTACAAATTTGCCGCTTCTAATTAAATTAGCACATTCTTCAAGTGGTAACTCATACCATTGACCTATTACAAAATTGGCCATTCGCCCGTTATACCAAATATCGCACCAATTAGTTCTTCCAACGTATTGCACTTTTCCTGTCATTTCGCCCCAACATCTTTATAAAACTTCAAAGTAATTTCACCAACTGCAATATAGTACTTATCATTAACATCTTGTGCAACATCAAAATTAATTGTACTCGCTGGCAATAATCCGCTTACTGTCCCTGACACCGTTCTATCTATTTTTATAGCTTTCCATATATCTGCCCATACATCAAACAATCCTTTAATTTTTTTTACATCATCTCCCATTAAAGCAGTGTTGATTACAAGGCTTCTTGTGGCAAATTGTATTGTGACATTATATATATGTCTTTCAATATCTTTGTTGCTTATCCCTGTTGGGCTACTCACTTCAATTGTATTTGTAGGGGTTGGTATCACATTAAAAAAGGGGTATCTATTCAATTGCACAAGCTCAAAAGTATCCCTGCAATAATATCCACTATCGTTCAAATAATCCACATTGTTTTTTATTTGTTCAACCAATTTCCCAAGTAATAATTTCATCTTAAACTTTTCTCCAATACATTCTTAAACCAATTATATGTAAAATTAGCATGTACGCTCCCATCGGCAAATCTTTTGGCATCTAAAGTCAAAAAGCTGTTTACTCGTAATGCTGTATATTTATATATCGGCCTGGATGGTACTTCATCATGCCCCTTATGAAATGATAACGAATAATCTTCGCCTTCATGCTCAATCATCGGGTTCGGGTTGAGTATCCACATCAATGTTTTTTCATTCATCTTAACTATTGCTTTTTCACCAGCACCATATCGCAACCAGCCTTTTCTGACACCAATACCAGGTGCATAACCATATTTCATTTTCATCTCTTTATATTTTTGTTTCAAACTTGCCCAACCCTTATGACTATCAATAGTTGGGTGAAATTCATAATTTACAAACTCTTTTATTTTAGGTATCATCGCCATCCATAAAGGTCTGGCATCACCGCTACCTTCTCTTAATTTATTTAACCATTTTATAACTGCTTCTTTATTTGTAATATCAAGTCCGTAAACAATCATTCATCATACTCCACATCAATTTTACTTTTATCATCATCTCCGAAGAACTTTTGTTCGCCTTTAATATTGTATAACTTCGCTCTTTTTCTTTCAATTGCAGGATAACTTTTATATAATATATTTGCTCCATCCAATTTGACATTGCCATTTACTATATTTTGTAATAACTTCTCATATAATTTATTAAAAAATTGCACATCAGACACTTCATCAATTTTTCTACTTGCTCCATAATACGCACTCAACATTAATTCACACGTTTTATAACTGCTCAACAAATTCAATGCCAGACCATTTGTTATATTTTGTAATGATTGCATGTCAATTATAGGTGTTAAATCCACCATCACAATCTTGTCAGCAATTGTTATATATTGCTCAATTTCTTCATCAGTCACTTCAACATCATTTAGCTTTTTTGTTAGTTTTCTTATATCTTCAACGGTACAAAACATTTATCATACCCCCATCACAGGTTGGTTGTTGTGGCTGGACAGTATCCAATGCTCCATTGCATAGCTTTTGACCTTCCATCTTCAACTGCCCAGCCGAACAACTCTATCGCCATGTCACCCAACCATCTTACTATGCTACAACATTCTTAAGCATATACCAGCACTTAAGGTTCGCTTCAAGAATGTCATAATCCCATTCCACTATTATCTTTGTGCCTGCTGGGTCGTTTATCCTCTCTTTAACAACCTTACGGCCGTCATATTCCATTGTCAATATGCCAAACATACTGTCAATGCCAGAATTTTCAGGCACATATCCGACAAGAATGTTGTTCCCAAATGGATTGCCAACCGTTGCACTCTTGCCTTTGTTGTATGTTGCAACTCGGCCATTGCTTACTACAACTTTTAGCCCTCTAATAATAGGCGGCAAACCAACAAGCGCCATCACCTGCTTTTGGAATTGCGCACTCACCACTTCCATGCCATACTGATACTTCAAAGTATCTTTCACAAATCCAAGATTTGCAACATGCAATGCCGCTTCGAACGGGATTACTATTGTATTTGCAGTCGCACCAGTATTCTCAAAGATTGCCTTTACCGCAAGTATTATATCATTTTCAAACTCATCGCTTCCGCCAGTTTCATTCAATTGCTTATGACCTGTTGCGGCAAGGTCAGTCGATTGAGTAATTTTGCTTGCATTAGTCAATAACGATGCAACCCTCATTTCATGTTTCAATAGCAACCGATGTGTCAGCTTGTTAGTCGCTCTCTGTTCCAGTGCTACCACCGCATTTGCGTTTTTCGCTTCCTTATCCAGCACAATTTCACTTAACGCTTTTCTTGTGGTCTTGTAAGAATAAGGCGTTCCAGCTTCACTATCGACTACAGGTGCATTGACGCCTTCGGCATTATCATTTACCTGCATAATCGCATCATCGGCATCAACAAAAACCTTGTCACTGAAAAACTCCACAGTGACAACAGGTGCTATTATCTCACCTATTAAATTGCCCCGTGGGTATGCTAACGATAAATTTGTTAAATAATCATCGTATCTTGTTACACCTTTCATATTCATTCACCTCCTACCTTATGACCCTGCACCTTCAATGTAAACCTGATGAATAATCACTGGGATTATCTCGCCATCAGCCCAATCCTTTGTTGCAATGCCAACACACCAGCCAGTTTCTACCGTGCGTGCTTTCCCAACTCCATTAGTTCCTGCAATAACCAGTGCAAATCTGTTTCCTGAACCTGTCATCTTGCAATATGCTATTCCACTATATCGCACCGCCACAGCATCACCGCTTGCATAGGCATCTTTACCTACTTCACCAGCATCGCCGCTAATCCCCAATGGGAATACGCTACTATCATCAGCAAGCACAACCCCATCGGTTGCAGTTCCGCCAGTCACTATTCTATACGCATCAATCGCCTCTTCGGCATATGCCTGTATTTTCAACAGGTCTTTTTGCTCTGTTAATCCGCTTGTATAAGCCATCTTTATCCTCCATTACTTCAAGATTTCACGCCCTGCTTTCATTAAGGCATCAAATTCAGATAAGCCCTGCTTCATATATTCTTCTGCTTTCATTCTGACCAATTTGCTCTGGTCATCAGACGGTGCAGATAATTCGGTCACAGTCTTATCTGAAAAATCAACCTTGCCAGCAGGATAATTTTCAAATAGGTCTTTGACAACATCAAACACACTAATGCTAATCTCCATCGGTTGCCCATCAACTTCCTGACTCATTTTAATCGTGTGCTCACCGATATCGCTTAACAAAAGCGGCTTTAACTTGTCAATGACCACTTTGGGGACACCATCATTTAAAGCCTTGTCGCATATCGCATTAGCTTTCTCTTCAATGGCTTCCCTTTTCACTTTTTCAAGGTATGCACTGAAATTTTTCTGTGCTTCCTCTTTCTCAATAAGCTTTTTTTTCAGCTCATTGATTTCGGCTTTAATCCCTTCAAATTCTGATGCACTTAATACAACAGTTTCCTGTTTATCATCTTTTTTGAAGAGACCGCCGATTTTTTCAGCTAACTTCTCAACAAGTGTTTCCTCGTTGATTGGTTTTGCATTATCTTGCATAGTTGTCACCTCATCTTGTATAATAATTATGTCATCACATACAAGCCCTTCGCTCATAGCAACATCCGTGATGTGCTTCTGTGATGGCATGTTAGTCAATGCTATTGCTCTCAATACTTTCTGACCTGTACCACGCCAGTTAAATATTATTTCTGGCGATACAGCTTTAAACATTTTTCCAAATACATCTTTCAACATTGCAGGTATTCGCCCGATTTTCGCTTTCAGGCTTTTCCCATCATCGCTGATTTTTAAGTCTTCAATCACACCAAGCAATGGCAACTCTTCATAACTATCAACATCATCAACACCAAATAGTTTTTTAAGAAGTGCCTGCTG